CGCAGCCATCGGCTCCAGCCACCATTGCTGAAATGCGTCGGCGCGAAGAGCAGGGATTGGTTGGCGCGTTGCCTCCAGACATGAGCGAAGCAGTGAAACGATCCGCAGAGGTTGGAGGATTGGTGCCGTGGCAGTATGGCCAGCTTGCCGATCCTGTTGGAATGCTCGCACCAATGGAAGGTGGCCGAATTGATCCATCTGGACAGCTTACTCCGATGGCACAAGCTGAGTCTCGCGGAATGCGTAAGGCTTCAGCGTTGTACGCCGCAACAGTACCATCGCTTGTTGCTGCTCCGTTCATTGCTGGTCTTGGACCTGTTACTGGAGCCTTGGTGGAAGGCGGCATCGGGCTTGCAAGCCAAGGCGTTTCTCAAACGATTTCTCCTGACGAATACAAAGGTGGCGAGATGGCAGCAGCCGCTGTACCCGGATTCAACATTGGTCAAAAAGCCAGCAAGTTGAAGCAGGTTGCACTTGGAGTTGGGTCAGGAACTTTAACATCCGCAGCTCAGGCTGGGTTGGAATCTCTTGATGATGAAAGTGCGAATTACGAAGATATTCTTTTTCGCACCGGACTTGGTGGATTTCTAAGCATGGCTGGCGAAACGGTTCCGGGAGCTATCGGAGCAGTGGTTCGAGCAAGGAGCGTAAATCCAAGGCTGATTGCCGCTGAGTTTGAGCGTCCGTTTACGCAGCAATTCATCAAGGATCGTGGAACTGAAATTCAAAAAGAACTTGAACGTCGAGGTGCTGGCGGATTGTCATCTCAATTTGCAGACGACATTGCAAGAACGCTGTACTCCCCTAACTCTGGACTTAAACCTGATGAGTTCAGGAACAATATTGCGAAAATAGTCTCAGATTCGTTTGGCCAAGGATCATCGTCTGGTTTGTCCAGATCCGAAATATCAGACTCAATTAAAACTCAACTTGGCAATTACGTTCAAAATGCGGACAAAATTGCAGGAGACGCTGTTGATCAGTTTGTTACAAAATCTGAAAAGCTAGTCACAGATGTAACAAATATAATAGATCAGAAATATGCTTCCAGAAACAAGAGGTTGACTGATCTTGTTAGAGGTTTTGAAGGAAGGTACGCAACCGACTCTCAGCCTTTGATCAACCAGATCAACGATCTTGAAGCTAAGAAGAAATTGCTTCCAGATGAATCAATTGAAAGAAAACGGATAGAAGATGAGATTTCTGTAATCAACCAGCAGATTCAAGATATCCAAGCTGGAGCTGTGCGTGGATACGGTCCTGCCTCTGGAATATCAAAAGAAGAACTTGGCCAACGTGTTCAGGAAATTGGACGTGAAGAGCTTCAGCTTTTTAAAGATGAAAGCAATAAAGGTTATGGAAAACTAGAGCCTCGACTAGACAAGGTAAAAATAACTTCGACTGAAATTGGACCTGACGGCAAAGAGGTTGAAGTAATTAAGACCGCAAATCAGCTCCGAGAAGAGAGAAAGAAAATCCTTAAGGAAATTGATTTCAATAAGCAGGTTCAAAAAGCTGACTATTCTGTATTTGAAGAACTCGATAAAATTAACGGACAGCTTGACAAAGCATTGTTGAACGACCCCGGTCTTAAGGGCTTGCTCGAAGCTGAAAACAAGTTTTACAGCACAGGAATCTCTAGGTTTAAAGGGTTCTTTGCAGACAAGGTGCTTCGAGAGGCTGGAGAAGCTGGAGGTATGCCGGGGATAGTTTCAACAATCTCAGGCGCAAACGGAGCGCAAAACCTCAAGCTGCTAAAGAACATGCTTGGAAACAGGTATGGAGAAATTGAGCCAAGTCTTAGGGAATTTGTTTACACGCAAATCAAAGGTGAAAATCCAAACGATTTCCTGAAAGGACTTACAAAAGGAAAAGGCGGGTTTGCAACTGGAATTCAAAAAGAAGTCATCAACGATTTGTTTCCAGACCTTTCTGAAATCAATGATGTTGCATCAAAGTACGGCTCGTTAATTGATCAAAGAGCAGTGCTTGAAGGCGAGTCTAAAAACTTGTCATCGCAGATTAATGGTCTGACAAAGCAAGTTGATGATGGGATTAAAGGCGCACAGGAAAAACTTAATGCCGTAAATTCTCAGTTTGACAAAGTTACATCTAAGATTGCCGTACTAAAGGCTTCGAATGTTACTGAGAGAGAAAATGAAATCATAAAGTCTCTTGGTAAAATTAGAGCGGAAGTGAACAAGGCTGGAGCCTCAAAAAGTGACGCTCTTGATTCGTTTAAGTTGGATGAGGTTGTTCGTGAGCTTTCAACGGAGGGTGGTCTTCCGCTTTACAAAGCTCTTGAACGAGCTATCGAGGTGACGAGTGCTGCAAAAGACAGGTTCTACGGAGTTGTTAAAAAATCAATGCAACCGGGTGGTCAGCTTGAGAGTTTCAATCCGTCAAATCTAATAGATTTCTTGGCACCGGGAAAAGGTGCTGAAATTTCATCCGATTATCGTGTCCGTCGATTTATGGAGGTCGTTGGGAAAGAGCGCCCAGACCTGATAAACGACGCGCAGAACATGCTGATCGGAAGGATTGTTTCTGAGTCTTTTAACGGCACAAAGATCGACACTAAGAAGATTTCGTCTCTTGTTGGAAATAGTGATGCTCCGGGCAAGTATTACGAAGCAACTCAAAGATTGCTCGGGGAAGATGGAGTTAATCGAATCAACACGGTTGCAAACCAGTTGGAGCGAGTGTCAGGGCTTGGAAAGCCAAGTATTTTCACAAAGATTGTTGCCCCAACGCTTGTCGGCGCACTTGGGTATAGGCTTTACGGGGAAGTTGGACTTGGCGTTGGACTTGGAGGATATGCTGCATACGGCAAGGTTAAGGAAGGGATGAAAGAAGCTGTTGACGCTGCGGTTGGCAGAATTCTTAAAACACCAGAATACTTGGACATTGTTTCAAAGCCTTTGGATGCGGCCACAAAAGGCCAGATAGACAAGATTGAGCGCATGTGGCCGCGTATTTTGAAGATGGAGACAGATCGAGTGATGCTTAACAAAGAGGAAGCGGAACCTGTTTTAAGTTCTGCGCGTCAAACTTTTGACAATGTTTCTAAATCTGTTTCAAACTTTTTTGGAAGATAATATTTTTCCCCAATGAAAACCTCCCTCTCCAAGAAAGGTAATACCTATCAGGGCAAGAAGGTGACACTGAACAAGCCTTTCTACACGCCGGGTGAGCGGAAGAAGAGCGCGGTGTACGTTAAGAATCCGGCGAACAAGGTCGTCATCGTTCGCTTCGGCGATCCTGATATGACGATCAAGAAGTCGAATCCTGAGCGTCGAAAGAATTTCCGTGCGCGGATGAACTGTGCGGAGGCTAAGGACAAGACGACGCCTAAATTTTGGAGCTGCGCCGCTTGGATTCTGGCGATTGTTCTGTCGGTTTTAACCTCAAACCCTATTTGAATTTATGGACAAGATGAAACTTGGTGGTGGCGGTCGTTACGAGAAGCTTATCGGCTCTCTTGAGAAGAAGGGCGTTCGCGATCCTCGCGCTCTTGCGGCCTACATTGGTCGTAAGAAGCTCGGCAAGGAGAAGTTCCAATCGCTCGCTGCGAAAGGTCGTCGCCGCGCTGAGCGCAAGTCTAACGCTTAGGATAGCGTCCTTTGACGTACGGCTTCTTGGCCGACTCCTTATCGACGACGAACTTCTGCGGATCTGCGTAGTTCCATGAGATGTCGCCGCCCGTGCCACGCTGGATCATAATCGATCCGGTGACTTTTCCATCTTTGTCCGTCATGCCGGAACGATCCGCTCGCTTCGCCATTCCGAGCATAAATTGTCGAGGTTGATTGAAACCAACTTCCTTCATCACAATCACCTCTCTGGCCCAGTTCGTTAAGTCCGACGATCCGAATCCTGAGTAGGCCATCTCTGCCACGCTCTCCGGTTTGTCGTCTCGACCTTTGGGCTTTGGAAAGTGATGAACGAGAATCAGGACTACGCCTGTCTCCATCATAATCGGCTGGAGCAAGTGCCGCGTAAAGTTCGCGCAGACCTCGATATCCGATGGATTGCCGCCCATGTAGGAGAGCAGAGGATCGATATAAACCACATCGACCTTAGTCTTGCGAACGAGTCGGCGGAGCATCGTCGCGAAGTCGGAGCCAGTCCTAACTGTCTCGCGGAAGAATAACATGTTCGCGCTCCGAAGACCTCGCTCCCAGTTCTCCTTACCGAAGGTCATCTGAGCAGCGCCTTTGAGCGCATCATGCTGATCGGCGATGTCGTTTTCCGCCTGAATGTAAGCTACTTTTAGCGCCCGGACCGGTTTAACACCGAACCAAGCTTCGCCGGACGCCCACTTCAGACCCTGATACGCGGCCATCGAGCTTTTGCCGCATCCACTTTGCCCCACAAAGAGAAGCGACGATCCGCGCCGAACCCACCTATCTCCGATCAAATTGTCAGGATCATTCTGCGGATCGTACTCGATGATGGCATCTATCGAGAACTCCATCGGCATGTCCTGCGCGTCCATGTCGTCCTTGAACGCTTCCCAGTTCACTGCGCCCACGTTAACAGCCAAGAGCTTCTGCTCCTTGCCATCGCGCATTACACCGGCCAGACGGCTGAACCGGCTCGCGTTCTTATTCTTCGGATCGATGCCGATGCTTTCGAGGTAGCGATAGACGATGTCGCGGCGCTCGTTCCACTCCTCTCTATTGGCCGCTTCAACGCGCACCCAGCCATGCAGACTCTTGCCGCCGGAATCTATGACGACCGATAGCGGGAGCTTCGACTCCTTCAGCGCTGTCCATTGCTCGTCCTTCGTCTTCTCGTCCATCTCGACTAAGACATGGCGGAAGTTCGCCACGCCGGAATCCGAACCGCTCTCGTCGAAGCATGGATTGATGCGGACGTATGCACCCTTGCTGTCGCTGCCATTCCACATGGCGCTGATGGGCGGCGTGAAGTGGTTCTTAATCCATTCGTCGCGCTTGAGGAACGTACCCTTGGAGGCTGGCCTACCTCGACCCTCTTCGTCGAAAATGATGTCGTTGCAGATGCAGACAACTTCGTCCGATTCGAAGCAGGCTTTCAGGAAGTCGATTGTCGTAAACGGCGACGGAGGTTCCGGCATCGCTTGGATCGTGCGAACGACGAACTTGCCGGTGGGCGAGATTGGATTGCCGCCCTGTCCAATGCCCGATTGAGCGGATAAGAGCCAGCCACGCGGCTTGTCGTGCGAAACCTTGGACGCTTGATCAAGCTTGTGGGCCAGTTCATGTGGTTTCCACGGCGGGAGGCATTTCGCGTTGTACTCATTGAGGAGCGTATCAGCATCCCCCGCATTAAGCTCAAAACCGTGTATGAGCGCGGTTGCGACGGCGAATGTGCTTCCATGCCCATTTTGACCTGTGACGGCTCCTGGCGTGTTTCTGAGCCATGCTCTGGCACGGTCGATCTTTGATTGATTCATTTGATTCCAAGTTGTTTACGCGCTATGTCCCCGCTTTCGCCAAGATCATTCGAGGCGATTTGCTGGAGAACTGACTTTGATTCTTCGAACTTTGCGAAAAGGAGAGACAGCTCTTTGGGAGTCATCAGGTACTTGCTCCAGTGTTGGATTGGTATGGAGCGAGACTGAAACTTCGCAAAGAGCTGCTCTTGTGCTGCGATGTAGAGTTTAGGGTGCTTGTTCAATGACCGGGGTGAACTTGGCCTTGAATTCGGCTTTCGTTCGAACGTACACCTTGGGTTTTCCGTCACGGGTGTAGGCTATCCCCACCCATTTCATTTCCCCGATTCGTATCTCTACGTCGTCGGAAATGACTTCAACCTGCACCGTACTGTTTCCTGAGTTTTTGAATTTCATCTTCTGAGGCGTTATCGAGATGTCCTGTACCAGCCGCATGCCAAACGCCGTCAACAATTTGCGCCTTTGGCTTGGGCTTAGTCATCCAACCTCGAAGAATCGCATGGTCGATGAGTGCTGGCGCTTCCTTCAATAACTGTTCTCTAGTGATTTGAGTTTCCATCATAATTAACCTTTTTTAACCGTCTTTCCGCGCCATCCGCCTGCTTTTCTCATCCCGGGTTCCTGACCAAGTTCGTTGACGAATCCGCGTCGGATCAGCCACTCCTTGTACTTCTGGTCGATGTAAGCGAAGTGAATCTTTTCGGGTGATTCATCTGCTTCTGCTATCCGCATAATGGGCATTTTGTTTGCGCTGATCATTTGTATGTCTCGATTGTGTGTTTGTAGTGTCGCTCGGCTTGGGTGCAGTTCCAGCAAAGGTCTTGAGTTCCGTTGCATCCGCACCCGAGAGATTTGAAAAGTACGCCAGCCAACCATTGGTATTCCGCGATGGCCGCTCGCAATGTCTCCACGTCCGTTTCTTCGGACATGGGTTTGATATTCTCGCTCATTTGACGACGAAGAGAAGGAAGTAGGCGCTGGCGACGACCATCCCCATTCCGAACGCCATGATGAGCAATTGCTTCAACTCCTCGGGCGAGGGCGGACGATTGGCTTTATGTATCACCGGCCACCGCCCATCGCGTAGTGGAGGATCAAAAGGGCGTCGCAGTTTTTGAGTGTGACGTCCAGATTCGGATACAGTTCCTGAGCTTTGCTTTTTAGCTTTCGCTTCCATTCTGGTCCGGTTTCGCATGATTTACGTCCTCCGAGTCCAAGTGGTTCTTGCCAAATCTTGGGTTCAACACGGTGGAGTGCGTAGCCTTGCGCGTAGCCTAGCCCCTGCACAATCCCGTAGTTTTCATGGAGCGTCGCCATGCTGGCCGACGACGTGAGTTTACTGACGAACTTTGGCACTTTCTCGACCCATAGATGGGAGTCGCTGACTTTGAATCCTGCCAGTAATTGCGCCGTGTCTGGCAGCGACTCAGGCATTGGAAACAGGAGTATTCCGTCCGCAGTGCTGACGGCGAATCCGCCGCCCACACCCGGATCGACCGCAACGATTGTTTGGTTTGATTTCATTCGCTCAATATTATTTTTAGTAACAGAGAATAGTAACCTGCTCGGCAGCGATTCGAACCGCTGATTTCGTGTCTCCGCCCTCGCTCCACTTCTCGACCTTCACACGGCCTTTGACGCGCACTAGAGCGCCGTTCTGAATCTCGATAATCTTCTCTGCAACTTGTCCCCATGAGGACAGCTCGAACTCATCGAAATCTTCGTGGAAGCGCCCTTCGTTGTCAGTCCAGTGACGGGCGATGGATATAACGCGGCGCACCATGAGCGAGCCGGTTTTGGTTTCGGTTTGCCGACTGATACCGCGCAGTTCGCCGATCAGATAGACTACGTTCTCGGTGGGCGTGGATGTTTCGTTTGCTGTCGTGGATACACTCATTGGAAAATACAACCTAGTTCACGGTAGCAGGTCATACGCTTCTTAGCGTGGAATGCTCCGATGGGGTGGAACTTGTCAGAGAAATCTACGATTGTCGCGCAGTTCTTGGTTTCTGTTTTCCGCAATGCCCGGCTGGCTCGTTGGATAGTCTTCTGCGACGACCGACCGCCGCTGACCATGATGAGCAGCTCGACGTTGGGCAGATCCAATCCTTCGTCGGCCAATGATGTGGCGATCATGGTCCGCAGGTTGCCAGCCTTGAATTCTTCCATGTAAGCGCGCCGGTCCTTCTTGCCAATCTTGGAATGGACGAGCCGAGAATTCGGAATCTGGTGTTCGTAGTCCTCGCCCAGCGTGATGCGCGGAATGAGGATGAGGGTCTGCATGTCGAGGTGTTCGACCGCGTACTGGATGGCGTATTTGTTGCGCTCGCGGTTCTGGCAGATGCCGATATCGACAATCGATTCCCAAGCGCACATCCGTTTGAGTTCATCCTCCCTGATCCGCATGTACTTGACGCGAGTGTTGAAGAGCCGGTCGATGTTGTCGTCGATCTTCTGCTGGAGGTTCAGATCCGTGGCGTGGCTGATTTCGAGGTAAGCGTCGGCCAATGAATCGCCAATGTCGCTTCGGTTTATCTCGTAGACTCGTTGGTTGAACAGCTCCTTGATG